AAGGTATGGCAACTGGCGATTATTTTACAGTATCAAATAAAACAATAAATGGATTTGATGTTGCCTTTTTTAATAGTTCAAATGCGGGAGTTTCAAAGACTTTTGATTTTATAGCTAAAGGTTTTTAAGGAGTGAAAATATGTCACAAGCAACTGATTTTACAATAGCCAATCAATCGTTTCCATCATTTAGGAGTGATTTGAATACTGTTTTAGGTGCAATAAACACTTCAAATTCTGGTTCATCAAGACCCGCAAGTGCAGTAAGTGGAACATTTTGGTTAGATACAACAACTGCAACAGCACCAATATTGAAGTTTTTTGATGGTTCAGATGATATTACGTTTGCAACATTTAACACAACAGCAAATACAGTAAACGTATCAGATTCAGCTACAAGTCTGTCAGGCGATACTTCACCACAATTAGGTGGAGATTTAGACGTTGTGACACATAGTATTGTTTCAACATC